GCCGCCTTGTCACCAAACCAGCCGAAACGCCAAATCATCTGCTGTATTGCTCGCTGGAGTGCATCGGTGTAGATGGTCATGAAGTCGGTGCTTGTGAGGTCGCCAATGGCTGTACCAGTCTTCAATGAATACTCTGCGATGGTTCCCTTCAATGCCTCGTAGCAAATCTTAATAGGGATTTCCCACTGACCGAGTTCCCAACGCTTCTGAGAGTTGGCGATACCCTTCTCATCGTATGTAGGGTCGCAACCGCCACCCTTCTTACCGACCATTTCCATCTCACCGATAAGCGCGATAGGGTCGTTATTCTTAACCTTCAAGATGTTAACGAATGAAGAAAAATCCTCATCTTGGTAGAAGGTTTCCTGCACGGCATCCTTGATGCTTGCGAGGTTTTCTGGCTGGAGTTTAAGGTTCTCCAGTTGCTGTTTCGTAAATCCTGCCATTATTTTCTTTGTTTAATGGGTTAATACTTGTTACTTCTTGCCCTTTTTGTGGAGCTTTGCAAGTCTCTCCTTGATGGCGTTCTTACCTTCCTCGACAGCGTTCACGTTGTCGCCTGCGCCCTTGTCGCTTGGCTGTCGCTGCGATGGCTGGTAGTGGCTGCTATAGCCTGCCAACACCTTCTCAGCACCGCCTGCCATCTTCACGGCATTCAGAATGCGCATGTCTTCCTTGCTCTTCGCAAGTTTCTTTGCGCCTGCCAGCTGTGCCTTGGTGTCGCTCAACTGCTGCTTGAGTGCTGCTACCTGATGCTGCAACTTGGCTACGGTGTCGTTGTCGGTGCTTGATGCGCTGCCGCCTTCACCGCCCTCATTGTCGGTGTCGTCCGTCTCCTCATCGTCTGCTGTCTGAATGTCGGTAATTACACCGTCCTCGACAACGATTGTCTTGCCATCGGGCATTTCAAATGTTCCGTCCGGACTTGCCTTGTCGCCAACTTGCGGATCTCCCTCTTCACGCTCAACGGTCAGTGTCTGTCCGTCCGCTGTGTTGAGTTCCATAGCCTTTGGCTCTACCTTGGCTTGTGGCTCTGCCACCGCCTGCTCTGCTTCTTCCAGTGACTTCACGCCCAACTTGGCGAGAATCTTGTCAAGGAGAGAAGCCTTTACTTCTGTTTTCTTCTCCATTGCTTTGGGATTTTGTTGTTTTGAATTAATGAATTGCTCTATGTTGCGCTTCGATGCGCTTGCGCTGATTGGTGCAACGGTGCTGCTGATAAGACCCAGGCGCAAAGCCTCGCTGGTACTGATGAAGATGTCCTTATCCATCAAGGCTTGAATCTCTTCCCGGTCGCACTCGCACCGCTCTACGTATGCGTCCACCATCTTATCCTGCCACATCTGCATTTCCTCGCTCTGGTTCTTCAAGTCCTTTGCGTTCAGCTGGTCGCCCAGACACCAGCCAGGCACCCACGGGTTGTGCAGGAGAAAGGTAGCGTTCTCGTATGCCTTGCGGCTCTCCTTCGGTGCTGCGAGCATGATGATTGTGGCCATTGATGCTGCCTTGCCCTCAATGGTGCAGGTTATCTTCTTTCCGCTCTGTCGCAGTCGGTCATAAATTGCCCAACCTTCGACAACAGAGCCGCCATTGCAGAAGATGCGCATGTCGATGGTATCATCGTCTTTCGGTATGCTTGCCGCAAAAACATCTATATCTTGAAAACACACGCAGTCACCACCCCACCATTGATACCAAAACTTATTGTCTTGGCTGTCGATGTCGTTGTATATTCTGAGTTTTGCCATTGAAACGTTATTTTTAAGTTTTAAAACGCTGCAAAGATACGATATTTTTCAATATGCTTATCTTGTAAACAGTTAATTTTTCCAAACAAGCAAAAATTTTGCGTTCTAAGCGGCTTTTACTGCCTTGTGCGTATAACTTTACCACCTTCGACCAAAAACCGCTCAGAACGCAAATCTTGACGAAATAACAACACCATTAGAGCCTGCTGATATTCTCTATCGTCTGCACTCTACGCTGGGTGCGGTTTATCTCCTCAACGCTCACTACTGGCTGAGGAGCCATCTGATACCCTCTTGCTACAGCTGCCGCCAGCATATCCATGCCGATGTTGCTGCCTCCGTTGTTTGCTACGATAGGCACGCCACCGCCCAGCTGGTTGAATGCGGATAATATCGGACTGAACATCGATGTCGCCTTGGCGGTCATTACACTCTCGCCATTGGATAGCCTTGCCGGGATGCTGTCGCTCGTTCCAGTGCCTGCTCCCTGCACATATCCACCAACAGAAAAACCCTTTACGAGTGCTTTCGCTCCGGCAAATGCTGCCTTGGTCAATACCATCATTCCTGCTGCACTGGCAACGCCATACCACGACTTTTCTGCCAACTCATGTGCCAACATCTGTGCATAGTAAGCCGTGATTGCCATCTCGATTGCATCGAGCAAAGATGTGAGCATGGATTTCAAGAAGTTGTGGAATGATTTGTCTTGCTCATTGAAGAAACTAGCCAGTCCATCGCCCAGCGTAGAAATCATGTTAGCCATCATCTGCTGGCGTTCACCGATTTTCTGTTGCTGCTTCTTGTTTGAATCGTCTGCCAGCTGTACCTCTGTGTCGTGGAGTTGCTGCTGGAGTTGCTTTCTCGCATCCGTGTTGGTCTGCTCCATTGCAAGTTTCTGCTCCAGGAAAGCCCTATACCGCTCCAGCTTGGCTGTATCGTCTTCCTCTCCAGTGCCACCGTTCATGATGTCCGCATCCTTGCGTGCCTTTTCTGCTTCCTCGAACTCTTTGTTGATTTCGTCCACAATCTCCTTTGCTTGGTTCTTTATGTCCGCTTTTGCCTTTATCATGATGTCGAGAAGTTTTGCCTGCATTTCCTGCGCCTTTTCCGCTCCGATTTGCCCTGCCGCCACGTATGCGTCAATGCTTCGTGCCACCATGTCCTTTTCCAGCTGTTCGAGGTCGTTGCTGTAGTCTCGCTCGTTGTCGTACATGCCTGCAAGGTATCGCTTCTTTGCATCCATTACTTGCTCGTTGTACTGGAACTGGATAAGAGCAATCTGTGCCTGCAACTCCTTTTCCTGCTTCTTCCTGCGCTCTGCTTCTGCCTTGGCTTCCGCTTCCTCATTGGCTTTCTGTGCCTTGGTCTTGGTGGTGCTGCCCTTGGCTGGCGTTGGTGTCGTTCCCTTGTTTCCGTTCACTGGCTCGCTGCTGGTCGCTCCACCGTCTAGGTTCGCAAGTTTCAGATGGTTCAGTCTTCCGTTTACGGTGTTCTCGAATCCGTCTGCGAATGAATTTCCTATCTCGATACCAGCGTTCTTGATGTCCTGCCATGCTTCCTTAATCGTGCCGGATATATCGAACATCTCCTTGAATCCCTTCTGTGCCTTGGATAGGTCGAATGTTACGATACCTTCGAGAATATCGAGCATTCCCTTGGCTGCAAAACCCATTCTCTTGAATGCGTCTATTACTAGATTGCATACAAGCTTGACTGCGTTCCACATCAATCGGAAGTTCATTCCGATTGCATTGATTGCCCCTCGAAGAAGAAGGCTCTCATTGTACCAGTCGATGAAGTAGTTGATGGTGTTGAACAAACCCTTCATTATCTGGACGAGAATCTTCGTACCGAACATCTTGCCCTTCTCGATCATCTCCTCGAATCCGTGCTGGCTCATATCGAACATTGACGAAAGGTAGCTGTTCAGTTCCTTGTGTAGCTTGATGTTCTCCAGCTGTGTTTCTCCCCACTCTCCAGTCTGCTTCTTCACTTCGTCCAGGCTGGTGCTCATCGTGTCTAGCTGCTCGATAAGCTGAATACCTGCTTGTGCTCCCTGCTTACCGAAGACGTTTTTCAGAACATCGCCCACCTGCTTGCTGTCTGCTCCAAAGTCTTTCATCTTCTTGCTGACCTCTTGGATAACATCGAAGGTGCTCTTCGTTCCGTTGGCAAGGTCTTGCTGCACCTGCTTGCTGGAAATGCCGATAGCGTCAAGGCTTGCTGCCGTGCCGCTGCTCATTTCTCGAATTTTCTTGCTCGCCATATCGATGATGTCGAGACCCTTGTCGCTGAAGATGCCGCTTCGGGTCTGCTGGATGATAGCCACCATCTGGTCTGCCGAGATACCAGCATCGTGGAAGGTAGGCGCATATTGCTGTATCTTGTTGAGCATATCGCCCGATAGGTCTGCACCGCTCGCAAAGCCATCGTTGATAACTTTCATCGCTTCTTCTCCCGATAGGTGGTAGTTCGACATGAGGTTGTCAGCCGTTGCCAGCACGTCATTAAAATCCTTTCCCATCGTGTCCGCTGTGGCTGCGATGCTGTTCCTCATTGTTTCCAGTGCTTCGCCAGTGTAGCCAGTGAACTCCCTTGTCAGTCGTGTGGCTTCCATGATGCCCTTGTTGTAATCAAACCACCACTTGAATGCCATTCCTGCGCCTGCAACTCCTGCCAACCCCAGGAATACTGGGTTCGTTGCCAATCCTATAAGAGTTGAGCCAAAAGCCTTGACGTTCGGGATGATGTCCTTGACGTTCTTTCCGAGGTTCACTACGGTGTTTGAAAAGCTGTTGATGCCTTCGCCAACACCTCCACCTCCACCCATAGGAACTACGTGCTGAAGGTCTGCTGCAAGGTCGAGCATTGAGTTGTAGTAATTGCCTACATTACGGTAGTATCGCTGTGTCTGTTCCTCTGCCAGTTTCAGCTTTTCCGTTATCTCGTTTATATGCTTGGCTAGTGCCTGCCCCTTCGCTCCCTCACGTTCTGCCTTCGACATTTCATCGTACTTCTTGGTTGCATTGGAAAGCTGGGCACGCAACTGCTTCAAGCTGCCCTCCTGCTCGTTCTCTGTGCGCACGTTGTTCTGGATCTCCTTCTGCAAGGCACGCACGTTGTACTGGTACTCCTTGATGGTTGCGTTGATGGCTTCCGTCTGCACCTTCATTTCGTTGGTCGTGATGGTCTTGTCTTTTTCCTGCTGCTGCAAGTCCTTGATGGATTGCTTGAGCTGGTCTATCTTCTCCTTGTATCTGATGATGCCATAGATTGCATCCTCGTACTTGACCTTGATGTCAAGTATCTGCTGTTTGTCTTCACTTACCATAGTTTTTTGTCTTTTAGTTGTTCAACTCTATCATTGTAACCTCGCAGTATCCGCTGCTTGTGGTCTTGACTTCAAGAACAGCAAAATACGCTCCGTACTGCGCAAGGTACACTGGCTTCGTTTCATCAAAGTTCAGTATCTCCAAATCCGAAAGGTTGAAACGCTCCGTTATCTGGTGTGGGTTCGCCACCGTCTTTCTCAACTTTTTCAACTTGTTGTCGAAGATGTCCTGAAGGTCGATATTGAAAGCCAATTCCGCATAGCCAGCATTGTTCGTCAGGTTCACTATTCGTTCTTTACATGCCTTGTATTTCGTTGCGACTTGTCTGGTTATCGTTGTTCCGCTGCTGCCAAAGTGACTTTGCGCACTCTCCCACTCGTATATCGGTATGCGGTTTCCGTCAGTGGCTGCGAATGGCAGCGTGCAAACGTCCTGCGTATATTCCAGCGTCTTGTTGTCTATCTCCATATCCGCATCGTGCTGCTGATATACGGTGTCGTCTTCCTTCCACTTGTAGATATTGTGCTGGCAGTAGTCCTCTACGCTGAAATCGGTCTGCCTTGGATGGTTGCAGGCTTCGCTTGGTATGAGCTTCTTCGTCCAGTCCACCGCTTGCGCCTTGGCTTCCCATAGGCTCACGATGTCTGCAAAAGTAAGTGTTCCACCGATAAACCGCTGGCTTGGAAACGTTGATGTCAGAATGCATATACACTTCAAGAAATCCGTTACCTTTATGTCGGGCAGGTTCTTGCCGATAGGGAAATTACCTCCGTAGGGTACTTCATCGCTCTGCTTGATGCTTGCAGACAAGCGTCCGTTGTAGCACTTCAATCCCATTAATCTCTGGTTTTTAGGGTGTTTCATCTCAAAGGTTACGATGTCGCCCTCTTCAAGATCAATTTCCCCTCGTCCTGCTACAAGGTGTATAAATCTGCCGTTTACCTTATTCGATTCATAATCAGTCACATATTTTCCAGACGATTCATCCTGCTGCAACCCTGCAATGTATAGAGTTTCTGTTTCGTTTCCATCATTATTTCGATGTTTAACCTTCATCTCGATGTAATTCGGTGGATATGAGTAGTATGCCTGCAACTCAGTACTCCCATCACCGAAGCTCCATGATTTGTGTCCGCTGGGATTTACTTTCGATGCGTCCCACGACCAGTTCATCTGAACATCGAAAATCATCGTGCAGGCAATCTTTACATTCAGCTGACTGTATCTGTGCCCAATCTCAAGCCCATCGAATACCTCCGATAGACTTGTTAGCTGGAAATCGAGAATACCGAGGTTCTCTGTTTGGCAGACACTGCCCTCTAAGCTGCCTACAACCGTCTGCGCATCTGCCTTCCTTGTAATCAATGGGACAGCAAGCCCCTTGATGGTTTCTTTCGCTCGATTGCTCCATCCGAATGCAACCCCGGTCTGTGCCGTGATGAGGTCTATGATATATTGCACCGTCACGACTGGTTGGACTGTTCCCTTGTCAGTATAACCAAAAGAGCCTCCACCAAATGAACCGCTCGAAGAAGTCTGTACTTCCCTGCTGCTGGCTCTCGCCCGGCTCTCAGTCTCGCTCTTAACAAGAATAGTCGTGCCAGTGCTGTATTCCTTGATTGCGTTTATGACAAGCCACTCTGCCGTGGCTGGTGCTTGCAGGTCCACATCGATAGGCATACTCTCGCTTGTGTACTTCACGCTGTACGCTCCGCTCGAATGCACTT